AGACCCTTGTGATACTTGTCCACCGTTTTCTAAATTCTTCATCATGTTTTCCATAATTTCTGCGCCTTTATCTATATCGCCGGCTCCTGCATTTCTAACAGCATCTGCAGTAAATACAAACTCATTTTTTGATAATCTTGCTGGTACGTCATCTTTTCTTTCGTACTCTCCCATAGGTACAAAGCCACCATCGTTTCTGTAATCTTTTTCCATACCATTCATATCTAATAATTCTCCTTCATCACCACCTTCAGCGTATCCCATTCTACCACCCATAGCTGCCATCATTCTACTACCCATCTGTGGATTCATTCTTTGTGCCATCATCATTTGTTGCATCATTCTAGGGTCCATCATTGGTCTTTGCATTGGCATCGGCATTGGATTCTGTGTTCCTTGGGCCATGTTCATTGATTCATCATCATTGAATGATTTAATATTTTGACCTTCTGACATCATAGTTACTGGAGGCATACCTGCGCTACCACCAAATGCTAGTTTTTTAATATCATCATCATCATCTTCATCATAACCAAATTGTTCGTTTGATAATGCGCCTCTAAGTTTTCCTATACCACCATCAGCATAGTCAATACGGCCACCATCAGCTGCATAGAAAGAAGGTTGTAAAAAAGCATATTCATTTGGATCAACTCTACCTTTGTTTGCTGCTATGTATTGTCTGATACCTCGTGGATCCATCTTAGTCATATCTCTTGCCCCTGATAATGAATCTAAATTTTCATCTTCTTCTTCTTGTGGCATTAAAAATGGTAATAAAGATGTAAGACCTATTGTTTTAAATGGATTTATGTTTGCCATACTAAAAGCTTTTCTTGGATCTTGTAAAAAAGCTTTTCTAAGTATACCACCTGTCATATCTCCACCTCTAACTACTCTTCCCATTAAAAAATTTCCTAAACTTGTATTTCTTAATCCTTGAGCAGGTCCAAAACCTAAAAGTCCTGCACCACCAGCTAACAACGCAGCTTTACCTATCGGTGACTTTGCAACTTTTTTAACTGCTCTTGCTGCTTTTTTAAATATACTACCAAGTCCATAAGCACGTCTACCATCATCGCCCATGATACCACCAAAGGCTGCTCGTTCTCTTGCCATGCCACCGTCTGCTGCACCTTGTATATCACCTATTCTATTGATTCTTGCTAAATCAGACTCTGATAAATTTCTGTTGGGTTGTAAAAAATTTGCTACAAATTCATTATCTATGTCTGTTGTATCTTTTCCTGTTGTATCTGTACCTGTACCTGCAACGTTTGCCATGGTCATTGGAGGTATATATGAATTCATGTTATTACCATCACCACCAGTAGTTGTTGGAGGAGTTGTTTTAGTTGTTGGGTAACCAAAAGGATCATAATTTTTTTGTTTTAAATATTCTGCAAATGTTCCACTAAAAGGAATTATTTTATTTAAAATTGTTTTTACAAATGGATTTATTCCAGGTCCTTTTATACTTTTTTGCATAGCTTTTGAAAAATCACCTAATTGATCTATAGTTGATTGTTGTTGTGTTGTACGTTTTCCTGATGCTAAAGATGGAATATCATTATACATAGTGCTTACATACTCGGATCTTACATCTTCTGAGTCATCTTCATCATCTATATTTTTTATACTAGCTACATCTGCTAGTTTAGCTTTTTTAGCTGCAGTTGTTTTTTCTATACCTTTTTTAATAGCAACAAATTTTTCTTGTTCTTTTATAAATTTTTCTAATTCTTTTTGTTCTGCAATTTTTTCATTTGCAGCTATATTTCTTGCTATAGTTTCTCTTTGATTTCTGTCTTGTGTATCAGTTGTATATCTAGATGTATCAATGTTAGATGGATACCTATCTGTTCCTGCTGTACTAGAACCGTATTCAGCAGGTCCAAAATTTTGATTACCTTGGTTTCCACTAGAATTACCCATAGCAGCACTTTGTGCTTGATTGGATTGATTTCCCATATTCATTCCACCACCTCTAAAACCAGTTCTCATGATACCACCATCAGCAGCCATGGTTCGTGGATCTTGCATCATGCCTCCAATACCTTCTTGGTTTGAACTCATCTGTCCTTCAGACATAACTTGGTCTGTAAATTGCTCCAGGGACATTGGTTCTAATCCTTGCTCTTGCATTTCAAATACATGTTTCTCATACTCTTCTTGTAGTTGAGCCATTTGAAACTCTTGCATTTTTTGCTGATCTTCTTGCGGTGATTTAGGTCCTTGATTACCTGAATAGGTAATGTCCGGTGCTCCTACGTCTAGTGATTCTAATCCTGTTTTCATATAATTTTTTAAGTTAATTTTAAAAGCAGGAATTTAACCTGTGGTTTTTTACATTACCTGTTTTTGTCAGGTAAATCAAGCTATGTTGTTACTGTTCTTTTTCTTACTTCAAGAGAAGATAACACCACATGTAACCTGTTTGCTGTGGCTGCTGTTACTTTTAATACTTCACTTTCCTCCATTACTAGAGGTGCTGTAAGTAATTCTGTAGTTGCATTAGCCCCAATTGCTTTTGTTTTAAATAGACTAAATACAGCGTCTGCTGTGTCTGTTATTGTAACTGTTAATGTATCAGCATTCCCTGAATCTTCAGATACTAATATAGATTTTATAATAGCAGTTGTGGCACTAGGCACTGTGTATAATGTTGTAACACTAGTTGCTGTTAAATCTACTTTTTTATTTACAAATGTATTAGCCAAAATAATATGCCTCCGCTTCTGCTTCTTCTTTTATATCTTGTTGAAATGTTGTATTTAATTTTTGTACGATACTATCTATGTCTCTAACAAATGATTGTTGTATTTGTTCATCATAATCTTTTGTTGGTTGTGTAAGTGATTGTACAATTCTAGCCATTATCTTCTACCATCCGGTTGTATATCTAATCTAAATGTACCTAGTTTCCAAAATTGACTTGTACTACTATTAGATACTTTTAATGCAATTGATCTAGCACGTGCTCGTGTATCTATTTTTTGTGTGCTTGATGATACAGTAAATGGACCAAGTGATGAACTAGCTGCAGTATCATTAGGAAAATCTTTTAAGTTTAATGTAACAACACTATCTCCGGTTTGTGATAAAAAGTCAGGTAATACTCTTCTTATTTTCATCATAAACTCGCCGTCACCTTGTAATCCATTTTGACCTATATCAAAATCTCCAGATTGTATGTTAGCTGTAATAGAACTTGTTGCTCCTTCTTTTACTTGATCTAATCCTTTTTCGTGTTCAAAGTATGTTGATGTACCATCCGTGCATCCAACGACATGATCTTTACCAGATGCAGCTGTTGTAGCACTTGAATTATATTCTGTTGCGTGTGGTTGACCAAACACTGCAGAATCTTGCCATGCAGATCTAGCTAACGTTCCTACTGTCCACACCGGTCTTTCAGGTGTTGAATCAAGATAATTGTAACACACCATACGGTTCACGGTCCCTGATCCAGAGTTAGGATAAAACCACATAACCTCACCAAACAAGTTATTTAATCCTGCATTGATGTGTTGTTTTGGAATTGTATTAATATCATCATAAACATGATCTTCTACTAAACATGCAAGTGATTCTAGTTTACCTGTGTATCTAAAAAAACCATTTTCTGACATCCAATAAGCCGAACCATCTACTTCTACGGCTGCATTCTTACCAATCAATCCACAGTTTGTACCAACTTGTTGAAATGAGAAAGTAAAAGGTGCACCAACAAATCTCATAATAAATAAAGCTGTATCAGTCCAAACGTAGATTGCATCACGACCTCTGATTGCTCCTACAATTTTAGATCCATCTGCAAGTCTTTGTGTACCTGCTGTATTAGTAGCTGAAGGTGCATATGATGTTGTTGAATCAATATTTTCTTGATCAGAAAATCTAATAAACATTTCATCTCTTGTAGATTTAGTTCCAATAGTTGTCTCTGTTCCAAAAAATATTAAGTGTCTGTCAGGAGTTGATACTAAACTAAAAGCTGATGAGGTTGGAGCATTAGCAAGTATAGTTGCTCTAGTTTCTGTGGCTGTTGTAGGATCAGAATCCCACTCAAATGTTTCTCCACCTGATATAGTTGCAATAAGTTTATTACCAAAATTATCCAAAGACCATAATCCAGGCGCTGTTACAATGTCTCCTGATGTAGTACCATTCCATGTAAAAAAATTTGATGCATCTGTTACTGTTGCGCCACTTGAGTGTATTGCTGCAGTTGTCCCGTTTGCTCCTCTTGTTAATCCAGATAATGTACCACCACTATTTCCAGTGTAAGTAATTAGTTCAGAACCAATCTGCACTGTACCTGATGAAGGAAATGATGTTGAACTTGCCATAGTCAATGAAGTCACACTTGCATTAATTCCTGATGAAAGTGTAGATGTAAACTGTCCTTGTTGTACACCACCCCATGATCCAAGACCCCATCCTGTTGTTGCAACTTCTACTGCTGGACCCACTGAATAATAAAGTTTTACTCTAATACCACCTGATGTTGATGCACCTGATCCTGATTCGTTAGAAGCCATTGTAACTGTTAATGTAGTTGTTGTTGGTATACTTGTTACTTGAAATTTATTGTCATCAAAATCCCCTGATAAAAAACCAGAGTTAGTAATACTTGTAAAATTATCTAATAAAATAATATCACCTTTGTTTGCATTGTGTGCTGAAGCAAAAGTTAATGTTACAGTTGCTGATCCGTTAGTTGTACTAAAAGCACTTGTTAAAGTTGTTGTAGATTTAATAGGGTGTATGTCGTAAAAAATACCACCAGAGTATGCATACAATATTCTATTTGTACCAAGAGCTGAAAACTTAATACCACTAGCATTTACAAAATGATGCAGTGCAGTGTTACGTCCTGTAATATCAACTGATCCTAGTTGAGCCCAACCCCCTATTTTTTCTGGTGTACCATATCTAAATCTAACATTGTCACCATCAACCCATTGGCCTTCGCCACCGGTTGCTGTAACTTGTTTGTTAAATCCTGGTTGAAAATTTACTTTTTGTAACATAATATTTACCTTGCGTTAGTAGGCACTCCTTTTGAATTTACAAATGGTGATTCGGCAAATGCCATGTAGACAAAAACTCCACCATCTGTATTAAGGTGAGTTGATCCTGTTGTAAGTTTAAAACCATTACTTAATAAATTACATCTACCAGCCGCACCTTCTGCTGTATCAGCATTTGCATAAATTGTATCGTTAGATTGGTTAAAACCATCTCTTTTGTTATCAAACATTTCCCAATTTTTTACCGCGGCACTCGCTTTAATCATAACAAAAGCTGGTTTAAATCCTGTATAAATAAAACTTCCATCAGCATTTCCATTACCTGTGTAGCTTCCAAATTTTGAGTAACCTTGTTTACTAGTCCATAAATAAACAAGTATCCCTGAATCAGTTTCATTTATATTTCCATTATTACCTACTGAAAAAACACTTGTTGTTGGTTCGGTGTCGTTCCATATAGTTGATCCAGTTCCAAATGCTCCTGTTGTATTTGATTCTGCTGTTTTAGTTGCACCTAATGCTCCATGTTGCGTATGCCAACTTTCATCTTTTTCTCTGTTCTTAATCCAAAGCCATTCAGGTTTTGCAGAAAGTGAATGTGATATTGTTCTTGCAGTTTGATTTCCCGTAAAAGTTACAATATCAAAACCAGAAGTTGCAGATTCTTTCCAATTCCATGATACATATGTTTCAGTGTTTGCATTTGCAATAGCATCTGCACCTAATGTAAATCCATCACTTCCAAAAGCTGTTAAAGAGGTACTTTCTGTACTTTCAACTTGGCCTAAATTAGAAAATAATCTTTCACCTACACCAGATATTGTATTAAAAAGTGTGTGGTTGTCGGCATTACTTCGCATTTTTAACCAGACAAAATTTGGAGATAGATTAGAAGTGCCATCAAAAGTTATGGCATTTGTACCACCATTTCCAGTATAAAGTTTTGTTTGAAAAAATTTTTCTGGATCGTCTATTGTTGTATAAGCTGCCATTTATCCTCCTGTCTCCGCTAGGTTTTTTGTACAAAAAGCAAGATATCCTGACGGTGGTGCTGTCTTAAAATTTCCAAAACCATTACCATCCGCATTACCACCACTTTCACTATAAGGTGGAGAGCCAAAATTAAGTAAAGTGTCTAATCCACCTGTTGTTGATGTATTTGATACATTAGCAAATATTGGTCCAAAATTGCTTAAAACTGCTCTACCATTTGTAAATTCTTCTGATATTGCACCAGTTCTACTTGAACCAGAACCTGGATTACCACTATTCATATAAGTTCCATTTTTAGAAATATATAGAGCATAATTATCCATATCTAAAGCAAAACCTAAAATATCTCCAGCTGATACAGATACAGCATTAGTTGTAACAATTTCATCTCCTGATCTAAAATCTGGTACATTTTCATAATAATATACTGCTGAAGTTTGAAGAGCCGTACCATCTACCATAATACCTTCATGACAAACTCCATAAAAACCTTTACCTACAGCGTTGGCTTCTGCTTCAAAATACCATTTACCAGCTGATACTCCAAAAGTTGATCTTGCAAATCCTTTATTACCGCTTGCTATAACAAATTTTAAATTTCCTTCTGATAATGTACTTTGAGTATTAGCAGTTGAATTATGGTAAAAATCAAGACCATTTAATGTTGCAAAATTATTTGTGCAAGTATCCGTAGTTTGGTCAATTAAAGTTAAACCAGAAGATGTTAAATGATTACCTCTTCCACTAACATCTGCACTAATTAAATTACTTGCTTTAGATTGAATTAATAAAACTGTATCACTATCAGAAGTAAAAGCTGCTGAAGGTGCTGTAAAATTACCTGTATATCTTGCTGTGCTTGATAATCTTATTTCATCTAAATAACCTTGAAAATCGTTAGCTCCAGCTGCACTTTCCCCTATTGTTGGAGTTCCAGCAGAAACTTGTGAATCTGTACCAACATCTTTTTCTGTGCCTACAGCAGTTCCATCACGATACATTTTACAACTAGAACCATTTCTAACTACTGCAAAATGTGTCCAAGTATTTAATGATATAGCAGAACCATCTTTTGGTAAATCATTGCCACTAGCTATTGATGTATCATACCATTCAAATGCACCATTACCAGTGCTGTTAAATTCTAAATTAAAACCATCATTATCATCTGATGCTCTTGTTTCAAAAATAGCCGCTTTACCAGACGCTGTTTTATAAACCCAAAATTCAAAAGTAAAATTACCTGTTCCAAAATCAAAATCTGTGCTATCTGCAATATCTAAACTATCACCTGTACCATCAAAGAAAATACTTGATCCTCCAAATTTTGCTTGAGTAAATGAATGATCTACACCACCTGTTACTGATACTGCTCTAGCATCTGGACCACTGTCAACAAATGCTGTACTAGTTCCATC